CCAGCCGATTCCCTGCACCACGGCATTGGTCGCAACTGCTCGCAGCACTCGCTGGAAGTCCTTGTCTATGTACTCTTCAAGTGTCTTCTTGAGCGTGGCGTCATCAGTGTCCCACTGTACTGGATGCCCGAGCAGGTAGCCGATCTTCTGACGGACTAGCTTGCGTAGGAACGGGTGCGCTATGCGGTTGTTGGTCAGCCAGCTCGGCGTCTCCTCCTCACCGGTGTAGCCGTAGATTGCGCGCTTGCGCCGGTGGATGTCGTTGTCATTCTCATAGTAGGACTGGCCCTGAAGCATCTCACGTAGTCGTGGGTCTTCGCTCCAGCGGCCGATCACCCATTGAACGAAGTCCGCTCCGAAGATCACCTCCGACGTATCATCGGCCATGTCCTGCCGCTGCGTGAAGACGCCGTCCTGCTGTAGGTCCCCCAGCAGCATCCCTAGATTGATGAGCATGTAATCTCCTACCTTTCGCACCGCATATGGCGCGCTACCGTGTCACTAGCAATGATACCGCGCGATGCCCACGGAATCATACGAACTCAAAGCCGTTGCCATTGCTGCGCCGCTCCTCACTGAAGCTGAACGTCGGGCCGGTGAGCGTCTCAGTGGCATAGCGCATGGCGTCCATGGCGTGGTCAAAGCCGTTCTCAAGAGGCTTCGGCAGCAGGTGTCCGTCATAGCGGTCGGTCTTCCACTGATAGTTGCTCAGCTCACGGATGACATTGACGCAGCGCGGGTCGATAACCATGTGATAGTCCTGAAGTCGCTGTATGCCGGCGCGTATGCTGTCCGGTCCCTTGGCAGCACCGACTATGCGCTCAATGCCTAGGCGGTACAGCTCATCTATGGTGCGAGGCTCAGCGCTATCGGCGGTGATGCGCCTACTAGCCCAGCCGTGGTCACGTATGGCACGCGCTATGGCCTCATTGGTCAGGCCGTGCTCGTAGATCTCATCAGTCACGTAGAGGACGTCATTCTTCGTATCAGCCAGCACCTCAACAGCTGCCGTGGGATCCTGCGCGAAGCCGAAGTCCATGCCGTACAGGGCCCGCACGCGCGGCTCGCCATTGTACAGGCTGTGTAGCAGGTAGTCGCGGTCGACGTGCCTGGACTCCCAGTCGGTGTAGATGAGGCCCTCGCTCACGCCCCAGTCGCCTAGACCCTCTACCTGATAGCGGCGAGGCCACCTCACGCGCATCTTCTCAAATAGGGCGCGGTCATCCTTGCCAAGCCACTCGTTGCATCGGTAGTCCGTGGTCAGCGCCAGCACATCAGGATCAGCCTCATCGAAGAACCGTCGCTTCAGCCAGTGGTGCTCATTCCATGGATTGAACGTGAGCATGATCTGCTTGTGATAGCCGTCTGGCATGTCTCCACGGATGGACATGTCCAGCTTGTTGAAGCTCTCCTCATCGGTGACCTGGTAGAATTCTTCTCCCCACACCAGATTGAGGTACCCATGCTGCACGGTTATTGACGTGACGGACTGCGGATCATCCATGCCACGGAAGAGTATCGTCTGACCAGTGGGAATATACCACATCTGTAGTGGGCTACGAGTGTAGCGCCAAAGGTGAGCGACACCCAAGCGGTTGGTCGCCCATATCAGCTGTGCGAAGCACGAGTCCTTGAGTGAGGAGTAGTAGCGCCGCACCACGAGTCCGTTGCTCAGTGGCTGACGCATGATGCTCCAGATCATCTTCATGGCGGCGGTGGTGCTCTTCTTGCTTCCACGACTGCCCTTGACCGCCTGATATCGCTGCGTGCTGCGCCAGAACGTTCCGTACCCGCGCCCAACCACGTCCGGAAGATTGATCTTCGGCACCATAGGTCAGTCCTCCAGTCCCGCAGCGCCGTCAATGATCACTGCGCCTGCAGTTCCGTCAGAGTCCGTGGCACCTATGCCATGCGTGGTGTTGAGCTCATGCACTGCACGGATAGCTGCCTGCGCTAGGGCACTGGGTACCTCACGCCCAGTCTGGCGAGACATCTCAAGTCTATGCTGCACCTCATCTATCACGCCGCGCAGGGTGTTGTCGCTGGCGTCAAGGGACCACTGCCACCGTGACCGGTCGACTATGCCGAGCTCAGCGCCCCGAGTGTTGAGCCATGCCAGCAGACGCAGCGCGCTAGGCTCACGCTCGAGCCGAGCGGCCCGCGTACGGTAGACGCGGCGCACGGTGGCCGGGTCCATCTCAAGCAGAGCACGGAGGCCACTCACGTCATGCAGCGCGGTCTCCATGGCATCACCAGACCCCATGCCGTCCGCCCTGAGCAGGATGTACCGCACCTCGGAGTCGGTGAGGCCGATCATTGACTGCACCTGCCTCAGCTCGCCCCAGAACTGCTCGGCGTTGGGCTGATCGGCCGTTATCCAGCTGTCATCCCCGCCGACAGAGGCAGCGCTCAGCCCGGTCGCCAGCGCGGCCCGTGCCTGTGCCTCTACATCCATATCACGCTCCGTCTCAGTCGTTACAGAGTCAATGATACCCCGCCCACGCCCCTAGCGCTCAGTGGTCGTGCACTGCTCCTGCTGGGGCTGGGCATGGAGGTAGTCAAGCGTGTTCTCATGCCCGATGTACGCCCCGCACAGCAGGCTGACGACGATGGCGACGATGTACAGCACGCGCTCAGTATCACTCCTCATAGCGATCCTCCTCTCAGTGCTTCCTGTGACTGACTAGAATGCCACAGTCAAGCAGGACATCAAGCAGCCGCAGTGGTGTTAGCGCGGCTGCGGAATTTCCATGGCTTCTATTTCGGCAGCACACTAGCAAACACCGCCGTGTCAGGATCCTGATCAGCTGCCTCGACGCCTCGAACGATGAGCATGTCCGGGCCGTTCGATATTCGCGCCTTGCTCCGAGTGAGGCACACGCCATCATTCTTGTCTATCCCTAGGGCCTTTGACACGGTCATGAGCCTTGTGGGGCTTATCCTCATAAGGCTTTCCACCGGTCCCTCGCCATTCACCGTCTCGGTGAATATGCGCCGAATCTGTTCCACCATGTTGATGACGCTGGGCTTCTGAATCGCCGGGGTGGACACGCTCCACAGATCGGTATTCGAGAGGTCAAGCGCATCCCGAGCCCCTGCCAGCTTGTACCAGCGCTCAAGGGCCGTATAGTCGATGCACTGCATCTCGGTCTCAAGCTGAAGCGCGCGCTCAGGGATATCAAGCCTATATCTGACTATCTCATAGCGGTTGGCGACGTAGGCATGTCGTCCACGTACCCACATGCAGCCAAGTGGTGTGTCCCGCTCGTGACCGTCCTTGAGTATATCGAGTATCGCCCTTACTGCGGTCCTGCTGAGTTCCTTCATAACGTCCTCCTTGTTGTCCTAACTTCTTATGATTATAACTATACTACGTAATTAGTAAAAGCACAAATCATTGAAAGATCAGGTGAGTCGCACCGGCCCATCTTGGCATCAGATATGAAAGAAGCCCAGAGGTTTCCCCCTGGGCTCCATGTTCATTCTTCGTCACAGGCCAAGCGCTGCATAGTCAATTGGTATCCATTCGGTATTCATGATTCTTGGAATGTCGCCGAGAAGCGCAACCATCGAGTCATATGAAAGCGATGAGAGACTCACCTTGACGTCATTCTCCAGGTCATCAACCGAGAACCCCTTGAGTTGGTCAAGATACCTCTTGTCAACCTTCAGCTCAGGAACCTGCCGATTCAGCTGGCCCCGAAGCATGAGAATGAGGCTTGCGCGGTTCTGTGATTCAATGCGCTCTTGCTTCTTTGTCATAATCTACTCCTCTATTGAATTTTCAATCTACATGAGTAGCCATGTGTCCTAGTGTCCTAGCTGACTACCAAGAAACACTATACTACGTTCTTAGTAAAAATACAAATCGGCGTGTTCTCCGGCGTTTCGCGTCTCTTGGCATCAGACATGAAGTAGAAGGTCTGGCCGAGGTCACCAGCTCCGTACATGCCCCCAGGACTCGTGTAATCGTCCCTCAGACGTCCGAACAGCGCAGACGGACATAGTTAGTACCCCAGATCATCAAAAGACGGCTCAGCGTCCTCCAGGAGATCCTCAGGCAGCGGGTCGGTGTGGGTGAGCGGCATGGCCTCATCGAGTCGGCTGTCTAGATAGTCGAGCTGGCGCTGGGTGAGCGACCTCTGATCAGATTTGCTGTTGTTCATGACTTCAATATTATATCCTATGGCTAAAAAAATACTGGCTCCATACATCCTACCTAAACCCTATTGGAAAACCGTAATTTCGTAACTTTTTCAAGTTACGTTATATTTTCCCAATATAAATCGATGCTAATATACTGAACCACTATATTAAAATTACTGAAATATCAGTGTTTTATTAGAAATTATTAGTAAAAAGCGGCTAATTATAGAATTTCTAGCTTCATATAACGTGATTTTTAGGACTTTAGGTTCCATAAATACAGACTCTGGCTCCATTCATAGCGTTCTAGCTCAGTCTATAGGGACTATTTCAATGATCTTCCATCAAAATACTCATGAGATCCGTAACGAGTAACTAAGCTATCCTCCGTAACGAAGGCGTATCCTGTTACAGGCTTTTCGTAACTCTTGCGTTATTTTTGAGTAAAATCTGTCGTGTGGCTCAATAAGAACACCTGCTGGCTCAATCAGTTCTATATAGTTACAGTCAATACTGGATCCATATGAGGCGTTTTTCAGCAAAAGTAGATCCATATACGCACTGGTTCAACAAACGCATACCACTGGTTGCGAATAGGCTATCATTGAGCTATACTATAGCTACTGGTACAGAGTATCAGACTGTAGTCGCATAGAAAGGACATATTCATGGACAGTAGACTCGTAAAGATGTGGCAGCAGCTAGACAGGAGCAAGGGCATCCCCAGAGAGATATCACGCTCGCCTGTATCTGCTAGATCTCAGGCAGACATCGCAGGCAGACTCGAGACCAACAAGATGGCGATACATAGGTACTATAGCGGTGTCAAGGAACCATCGCTGCATATGTACGGTAGACTGTGGGGAGCAGTGATGGGCTTCGCGCATGTAGACTGGGGAACATGGGCGGCCACCGTGGCTCGGTCTCTAGGGCATGGGCTCAGCATAGACGATCCGCTGTCAGCCTTCCCTGATGATGATGCCTATGTTCGGGCGAGTAGACTCGGCATTGGCGAGATGATGAAGGATGCGGGTATACCCGCTGCAGAGCTGATGGCACAGAGCATGGAGATGATACCGTGAGTAGTAGAGTACGACACACAAACGATCAGATAGACAGCCGCAATCATATGCTGCCAATAGCAGAGCAGCGCGCATTCGCCATGTGGTCATCAGCCGGAGGTAGGCCCACTGACAGGGAGTATCACTGGCTGCCGACATGGTATGGAATGTCTGTGCAGAATGCTACTGGTCGTATCCCTCCTAATGGAGAGTGCTATGCATTCGCTCATGGAGTGGTGACTGGCCTGAAGACATATCTCTCATCTGATCGTCCCACTGCCAAGGAGCTGGCGTGGCGAACAGACATGGGACATACGGATCGCGTGGCTCGATGGTTTGGTGAGCATGGCTCAATGCCGCTCAACGCTCTATGCATGCTGTCATTGTGGTATCAGGTGTCCGTGCGTGATCTGCTCTCCACGTATGGCGCTCCCGCTGCCCAGCGGTGGCGAGAGGAGCACGCAGAGGAGCTGGCTCAGCGCACGCTGAGGCCGGTGGTGATCTTCCCGGAGGACGCACCGCAGAACCTAGTGGCCGTGGCGGCGGGAGTCGCGCAGGGCGCGCCGGATCAGCCGCAAGCACTCCCCAATGCCTGATCGGCATATCGTTAGCTCAGCAGCGGCGTTCCGTGCCGCATCATACCAATGCTGCGAAACGCCGCATACTTCAGCGATTTGGCGTTTTACTAAAAACGTAGTATAGTAATACTCAGCTGCTGGCAGACAGCCTGCGGCGATGACAACGGAGGACAATATGGACAAGACGAACAAGACAAAGCTCACCATCATCATCGACCCGATGCAGGTTAAAGTCGGAGACAAGGCGTACTTCAAGGGATACGACTTCGGATTCACCGTGCTCGAAGTGGATAATAGAGACCCGGATCTGCCGTTCATGGTCACGACACCATTTAACGATGCTGGTGACTGGGCGCGGTCATCGCACTTCGACCACGCGACCAGAGAGGTCGAGGACCTCTAGGACTGGAGACCTATTATGTACACCATGACCACCACGAGTGAACGTATCGCGGAAGTCATAAGACGGCTCAATGCCTTGACTTGCAGGAGCTACCGAGTGATCGACCAATGTGTGCCGTACAGCACCTATGA